CGCCAGCGCGCCCGCGAGCGCGCGCACCGGATATGGACGGAGAGCCGCAGTATCGAGCCGGCGCGAGGCGGCCATCTGGTGGCGCGCTACCTGGCGGTGCGCGGAATCCCGTTTCCCGACTGGCGGATCAGGACGCTCAGGGAGACGGAAGAGCTTGCCTACTGGCACTGGTCGAAGGAGCGGCAGGAGTTCGTTCGGGTCCATTCGGGACCGGCTATGCTCGCCGCCATCACCGGTCCCGACGGCCGTTTCATCGGCGTCCACCGGACCTGGATCGACCCCACGCTACCGGGCGGCAAGGCCGAGATCTTCGATCCGGAGACCGGCGAGATGCTGGCGGCGAAAAAGGTCGAGGGCAGCCAGCGCGGCGGACGTGTCGTGCTGCGCGAGGCGGACGGAGGCGAGCTCGCCATCGGCGAGGGCAACGAGACCGTGCTGTCCTGGGCGGCGATCAACCCGGCACACCGGGGCGGCCTGTGGTGCGGCATCAATCTCGACAACATTGCCGGGCGCGCCGCCGACAGGATCGACCATCCGACCATCACCGTCACCGACAGTCTCGGGCGAAAGCGCCGCGCCCGCATCGCCGGGCCGACGCCCGATCCCGACGACCGCGACTGTCTCCAGGTCACCCCGTCCGATGCAGGCCGGATCATCCTGCTCGGCGACAGCGACAGCGACCGGTTCACCACGCAGGCGGCAATGACGCGCGCAGAGCGGCGGCTGGCCGCTTTCGCCGCACGGACCGAATGGGCTCCGGACGGTGCGGACTGGAACGACGTGCTGCGTGCCCGCGGTCGGGAGCGAGCGGCATGAGCGACGCCCTGCAGATCTACCGCTTCACCGTGCGCTGCGATCGCGACACGAACGCCGCGATCGAGAAGGCGGCCAAGGCCGCAGGGCTGTCGCCGACGAGTTTCGTGCAACGCCATTTCGACGGCATCGTCGTCGCGGCGGATTCGCCCGCAACGCAGGAGCCGACGCCGGCGAGCGTATCGCGGCGCGACATCGAGCGGGCACGTGACCTGGGGCTGAGCGTTGGCGAGATGCGCGTGCTCGACGCCATTGCACTGGCCGCCGATCGCGACGGCAACGCCGAAATCGGCGTCGGCTCGATCGCGACCGCGACGGCCCTGACAGAGGGCAGCGTGCGCAACATCCTCTCCAAACTGGCGGCGCGGAACATGATCCGGCGGATCGGCAAGCCAGGCTTCCGGCGCACGACGATCTATCACGTGGAGGCCGCGCGGCGATGACCATCCAGTCCTATCGCGACTTCCTCGCCAGCAAGCGCGTCGCCGACCCGTCGACCGGCATGGAGACGGTTCCGGCCCTGCCGGACTTCCTGTTTCCGCACCAGCGCGACATCGTGCGCTGGGCGCTGCGCCGCGGCAGGGCAGCGATCTTCGCCGACACCGGCCTCGGCAAGACGCTGATGGAGCTGGTGTGGTCGCGCGAGGTGGCGCGCTTCACCGGCCGTCCGGTGTTGCTGCTGGCGCCGCTCGCGGTCGGCCCGCAGCACGAACGCGAGGCGGCGGCGTTCACGATCGAGGCGCGCGTCGTCCAGCCGGGCGAAGCGACGGTCGCGACCACGATCACCAACTACCAGAAGCTCGACCATTTCGACCTGTCCAACTTCGGTGGCATCGCGCTCGACGAAAGCTCGATCCTGAAAAGCCATGACGGCCACTACCGCACGCGGCTGATCCGCTCGGCGGCGCAGATCCCGTTCCGCCTCGCGGCGACGGCGACGCCGGCGCCGAACGACTTCATGGAACTCGGCAACCACGCCGAGTTCCTCGGCGTGATGAGTTACACGGACATGCTGTCGACCTTCTTCGTCCACGATTCGGCGGAAACGAAGACGTGGCGGCTGAAGGGCCATGCCGAAGACGATTTCTGGCAATGGATGGCGTCCTGGGCGGTGATGCTGCGCAAGCCGTCGGACCTCGGCTATGCGGACGACGGCTACGAGCTGCCGCCGCTGGTCAAGCGACTGCACATCGTCGAGACGGCGAGCCGGCAGGAGGTCAGCGGCCAGTTCTCCATGCTGCCGGTGCTCGCCGAGACCATGGCCGAGCGGCAGCACGCGCGGCGGTCGTCGCTCGGCGAGCGCGTGCGCCGCGCCGTCGAACTGACGCCGGCCGACGAACATTTCGTCTGGTGGGGAAACCTCAATGCGGAGACGGAAGGCGTCGCCGCGGCCGTCCCCGGCGCCGTCGAGGTGCGCGGTTCCGACAGCGATGACGACAAGGAGCGGAAGCTCCGCGAATTCAGCGAGGGCAGGATACGCGTACTGGTGACCAAGCCGTCGATCTGCGGATTCGGGATGAACTGGCAGCATTGCCACCGCACCGGCTTCATCGGGCTGAATGACAGTTTCGAGCAGGTCTACCAGGCGACCCGGCGCTTCTGGCGCTTCGGCCAGAAACGCGAGGTGATCGCCGACTTCATCGCCGCCGACAGCGAGGGCAACGTCGTCGCCAACCAGGAGCGCAAGGAGCGCGACGCCGAGCGCATGGCCGAAGCGATGGTGCGGCACATGGCCGACCTCAACGCGGCGAACGTGCGCGGCCTCGTCCGCGATCGCCCGGACTACCGGGCGGAGACCCGGCTCGTCCTGCCGGCATGGGAGGAATTCGCATGACCCGTCGAAGAACCGATTCCCCGGCGCTCGCCATCGCAGCCGTCGACCAGGTCGTCACCGACCGATACGCCATCTACCAGGGCGACAGCTGCGAGCTGATCAGGGCGGTTCCCGACGGATCGATCCATTACGGCTTGCACTCGCCGCCCTTCGAGGGCCTTTACAAATTTTCCGGCTTCGACCGCGACCTGTCGAACAGCGAAGGCGACGACTTCTGGACGCACTACCGGTTCCTAATCGAGGAGCTGCTGCGCGTCACCATGCCGGGACGACTGCATTCGGTGCACGTCATGCAGCTGCCGACGTCGAAGATCCGCGACGGGCACATCGGCATGCGCGACTTCCGCGGCGAGGTCATCCGCACCTGGGAGGATGCCGGCTGGCTGCTGCATTCGGAAGTGTGCATCTGGAAGGATCCGGTGGTGGCGCAGCAGCGCACCAAGAGCATCCGGCTGCTGCACAAGCAGGTCGTGAAGGACAGCACCTTGAGCGGGCAGGGGCTCGCCGACTATGTCGTCAGCTTCCGCAAGCCGGGCGACAATCCGGAGCCGGTTGCGGGTTGCCTGAGGCGCTATGTCGGGGAGGGCGACGGGCCGGACCCGACGAAATACACGACCGACCGTGACGGACGGAACTGGTACTCGATCGAGGTGTGGCAGCGCTATGCGTCGCCTGTGTGGTCCGACATACGCCAGTCGCGCGTGCTCCAGTACCAGTCGGCCAAGGACGAACGCGACGAGAAGCATATCTCGCCGCTGCAGCTCGACGTCATCGAGCGGTGCGTCGACCTGTGGAGCAATCCCGGCGACATCGTCATCACGCCATTCCTCGGCATCGGCTCGGAGGTGTGGGGCGCGATCCATGCCGGCCGGCGCGGCATCGGCTTCGAACTGAAGCCGAGCTATTTCCGCCAGGCGGTGCGCAATCTCCGGCGCGAGGCGGACGCCACGCCGGAGACGGCGCCGATGGTCGATGCCATGGAGGACGTGGCGTGATCGCTTCCGCTCCCGCGCCCTCTCTGCGCTCGCTGGTTCGGACGGCCGATGTCGCCCGCTTCGGCGCCCGCGCGACGGCCATCCGCGACGCGGAGCTGTTCGCCGCCGGCGTGTCGATCGACGAGCTGGTCGGACGGAAGCAATCACGACCGATCCTGACGGCACGCCAGGACATCGCCTATCGCGCGTGGACCGAATGTCCATGGCTGTCGCTCTCGGCGGTCGCCTCGCTGATCGGGCGCAGCGACCATTCGGCGGCCGCCTACGCCATCCTCGCCGGAGCGCGCACCCGCGGTATCGCGGTGGCGCGAGTCTCCGAACTGCGCGACGGAGACCGGGGCCGGAGCGCAGTCGACTGGACGAAGCTCGCCTATCATGCCGCGGGCTGGCGATCGAAGACGGGGATCGATGTCGACACGGCCGCGCGGCGGGCGGGTGTCGCGCGGACCGAATGGCGCAAGATCGAGCAGGGACGGTCGGTCTCGGCGACGACCTTACTGCTCGCCTGCCGCGCCATCGGCGGCGATCCGTTCACCTACCTGACGGAACGGGAACCGCCCTCCGTTTCACGTCAAACAGATGGGAAACAGGAGGCTCGCGATGCCTCCGCGTCCTGAATTCTCGCCGGCCATGCTGCGCGGCTTCCTGTTCGCCCGGGCGATCGCCCGCGACGGCTTCGACGGGAGGCCGGTGCATGCCCGCGCCGACCTGGCGGCCGAGCTGATGCAGCTTTCCGGGCTGCCCTACTCGGCGGTGCGCGACGCCTTCGCCGGGCGACTGTGCGACGCGGCGCAGCGTGCGCGCCTTTGGGCCGTGCTCGGACACCATCCATGCGACCACGGAATCGTGCTGGACGACGAGGGCGGGCAATCGTGACCGCCGGTACAGAGGACCACGCCGGAGGGGCGCCGGCCGACCGGGAAGCGGAAGCCGCACGCCGGTTGCTGGAGGCCTGCGCCGAGGAGGCGGAGACCGACATCGGCAACGGCCGGCGCATGCGGCGACGCTGCGGCGACCTTGCGGCGGAGCATTACGGCGCCGCCTCGCACATCGCCATCGCCGTCGCCAACATCGGCTGGCACGTGTTCGACGGCATGCGCTGGAAGGAGGACGAGGACGACGCACGCATCCGCAGGCTCGCCCATGAGGCGGCGATCGCCATCCGCGACGAGATCGTCGTGCTCGGCGCCTATCCGAAGGAGCGCGAGCGGATCGAGGCCGGCGACATCGCCAAGGCCGCGCTCGAGCGGATGAGCGAACCGGACGGCGGATGGAGCGCAGAGCAGAAGGCGGAGCGTGCCGCCCTGACCGCGGCGGCGGCGGAAGCGGCGCGGCTGCGCCGGGCCGTCGCCGACCGCAAGAAGAGCCGGGCACGGCACGCCAAATCGACGGCCGGATCGTCGAAGCTCTCCAACATGACGACGGAAATGCGCCCCTACGTGCTGCGAACCGTCCAGGAACTGAACACGCTGCGCTATTCCGTGAACTGCCGCAGCGGCACGATCGACTTCATCCAGGAAGAGGACGAGGAGAGCGACCCGGACGATCCCCGGTTCCGCTGGCGCGCCGTCCTTCGACCGCACCGCCAGGACGACATGATCACCAAGCTCGCGCCCGTCGACTGGAGCGAGGAAGGCATCACGCAGGCTCCCGAGTTCCGCCGCTTCCTGCACAAGGTGCAGCCCGACCCGGAGATCCGCGCCTTCCTGAAGCGCTTCTTCGGCTACTGCCTGACCGGGCTGACCATCGAGCAGTCGATGATGTTTTTCCACGGCGCCGGGCGCAACGGCAAGTCGACCTTCATGGACCTGATCTGCCACGTGCTCGACGACTACGCCGTCACGCTGTCGATCGACAGCTTCTCTGGCGAGCAGAAGCGCGGCGGCGGCGAGGCGACGCCGGATCTTGCGCGCCTGCCCGGCGCGCGGCTGGTATCGGCATCGGAGCCCGAGTCCGGGGTGAAGCTCAAGGACGCGCTGATCAAGCTGCTCACCGGCGGCGAGAAGATCCCGGTGCGCCGGCTGCACAAGGACTTCTTCGAGGTCGATCCGCAGTTCAAGATCGTTCTGTCCGGCAACCACAAGCCGCGCATCGACGACGACAGCGACGGCATCTGGCGGCGCGTGCTCCTGGTTCCTTGGGACGTGCAGATCCCGAAGGACCAGGTCGACCGCATGCTGCCGGCGAAGCTGCGCCGCGAGGCGGATGCGGTGTTCGCCTGGATGGTCGAGGGCGCCATCGAATATTTGAACGAGGGCCTGTCGATCCCCGAGGCGGTGCGCGCCGCCAGCCAGGAATATCGCGAGGAGAGCGACCCGATCGGCACCTTCATCCGCGTCGCCTGCGTGGTGACCGGGGAGACGGATGCGTCGGAAAAGCCGCTCGACCTGTTCGTGGCCTACGAACGCTTCGCCGACGCCGAGGGCGTGTTCAAGTTCAACCGGGCGACCTTCGAGAAGCGCTTCGCCAAGGCGACAGGGCGCAGCTGGGAAGACGGCGCCGGCGGCATGCGCCAGTTCCAGAAGGCCAAGAGCCACGGCGCCACCGTCTATCGCGGCATCCGCATCCGCGCCGAATGGATGCGGCAGGGAGGCGAGGGGTGATGCCCTATCATCATGCGGCCGCGCCGATGCGCGTCCTCGTCGCCTGCGAGTTCTCCGGGACCGTGCGGCGCGCCTTCGCGGCGCTCGGCCACGACGCATGGTCCTGCGATCTCCTGCCGGCGGATGACGGCAGCAACCATCATATCGTCGGCGACGCGCGCGACATTCTCGGCGACGGATGGGATCTGCTGATCGTCGCGCATCCGCCGTGCACGCGGCTGTGCAACAGCGGCGTCCGATGGCTGTCGGTGCCGCCGCCGGGTCGTGAACGCGACGATGTGTGGCGGGAACTCGATGAAGGCGCCGCGCTGTTCTCCGATTTCTTGAATGCGCCGATCGAACGGATCGCGGTGGAGAACCCGGTCATGCATCGCCACGCCAAGGCGCTGATCCGAAACTACCGGCCCCCGGCGCAATCCGTGCAACCGTGGCAGTTCGGCCATCCGGAGAGCAAGCGGACGTGCCTGTGGCTGAAGAACCTGCCGCCGTTGGTGCCAACCAACATCGTCGACGGGCGCGAGCAGCGCGTCTTCCGGATGCCGCCGTCGCCTGATCGGTGGAGGGAGCGGTCGCGGTTCTTTGACGGCATTGCGGCGGCCATGGCGGCGCAATGGACCATGCATGTTGACGCGACGGGCAACGATGGGAGGGTCGGATGGCCAACCGCACTCTGATTTGGTGGTCGACTGGCGCCGCGAGCGCGATCATGTGTCGGATGATGCTTCGTGATGAGCCGGAGGCTCTGATCGTCCGATGTGAAACGAACAACGAAGATCCGGACAACTATCGTTTTGAGGCCGACGTGATGAGGTGGTTGAATCGATCGGTCACAATCCTTCAGTCCGACAAATATGAGAGCGTTTTGGACGTATGGCAGAAGCGCCGGTACATCGCCGGCGTCAACGGCGCGACGTGCACGACGGAGATGAAGGTTGCGCCGCGGCTCGCCTTCCAGATGCCGCTCGACGCGCATGTGTTCGGTTATACGGCTGATCGGGAGGACATCGAGCGCTTCGAACGTCTCCAGGAAAACTACTTCGAATTGAAAGTTCGGGCGCCTCTGATTGAGCAGGGCATCACCAAGGCGGCGAGCTTGGCGCTGATCGAGCGGGCAGGACTGACGCTACCGCGGTCCTACGCGATGGGTTTCCCGAACGCGAACTGCCTTCAGACGGGGTGCGGGAAGGCGACCAGCCCGGACTATTGGGCGCTGTATCGCCATCACTTCCCGGAGAATTTTGCTCGCACGGCCGCCTACTCTCGCGAGATCGGCGCGCGACTCACTCGCATCCACGGCGAGCGGTGTTTCATAGATGAAATACCGCTCGATTGGCCGATGCTACATCCGATTGCCCCGACCTGCGACTTCCTCTGTCAGCTAGCGACGGCGCCATGAGCCCGGTCCCTTTTCCCCTTGTGACAGAGTTGTGCGGCGATGGACGATGCCGCGCGCACCGATACCGGACGCTGTCGGCGGCGGGGACGGTGGGGACGATGTCGCCACGGCGCGTCAGGATCGTCCCCGAAAAAGGGTGCGGGAAATCAACGGCTTCGGACGGTGGGGACGATGGGGACGGTAATTCCCGCGTCACGTGATGAGACGTGCCTTGAAGGGAAATGGAAAAATGAGAGGGCTTCTCATATGCGTTATACGTCGATTACCTTCCCTATCGTCCCCATCGCCCCCGTCTTTCCTGTTTCGTTCGATATTTCAATGACTTGGCTTTCGGAAGATGGGGGAAGGAAATGAAAAACGGGGAAGGAAACAGGGTTTTGGGGACGATGTCGGCCGCAGCCGGGGTCGGACTGCGGCGCAATGGCGCCGGAAAGCGCGTTGGGCCGGTCGAGGCGGTGATCGCATGGGCCTTCCGTGAGGAACTGCCCAAGGTGCCGCGCGCCGACGGGCCGTCGCCGATGGCTGGCGGATGGGACAGGACGGGTCGCTTTGCCGAGCTTCTGTCGCTGGTCGACCTCTATGGCGTCAACCGCTACGGCGTGGTGCCCGACTTCGCTGCCGACCGCTGGCCTGCGCCCGACGCGATGGCCATCGCCGAGGCCGTCTCCGGGCTTGACGAGGCCGAGCTGGAGATGCCGGAGGACTGGCGCCCGGCGCCGGAACTCGACGGCTTCGGCGGCCTCGGCTCCAAGGCGGTCAGCGAGGCGTGGCGGCGCATGACCAGGATAGAGAGCGGTCGGCAGGTGCTGCGGGTCAGGCCTTCGCATCTGGTCATCCGCGCCGCCGTGCTCGGCCCGCGGCTCGATGCGATGGAGCTTGGCGACGTCGTCGAGCGTTTCGAGGCGCATGGCAACGGTGAGGCGAAGTGGTTCGTCGAAAAGACCGTCGATGTCGTCGTCGGCGCGTGGCCAGACGGCAGCGACCGCACGGAGGCGAGGACGGTCGAGCAGAACGGATGGAACTCGCGCCAGCGCCGGCCGATGCCCGGCGCCTATCGCAAGACCTTTCTCGATCCCGATCCGGTGCCGACGATCATCGCGCGCGCCGAGCACGAGATTTGGCTGTCGGCGCTGGAGATGGTGCGCGCCGACCTCGCCGGGAAGCTGGAAACGGTCGATCTTCTGCCCAGCGCCGTGCCGACGGCGCCGTGGATCGACCGGCCCGCCGCGGCGCGCATCCTGCCCGACCTCGTCATCGAGCGTCATCTGAAGGACCAGGTCGAGGTAGTGAGGCAGGAGGCCTTCCGCGCCCGGTTTCCGCGCTGGTTCGCCAATCTGAGGCGTTTGTCCGGTGGCCAGGAGCCGGCTGTTGACATGCGACCATGATTTGGAGCATCACTTGTCACGGATAAAAAGCCCATACGAAACCCGCTTCGGCAACGAGGTGGGTTTTCGCATTTGAGGGCTATCGACCCTTGAACGGGTCGATCGGCGCCGAGTTCTCGATTTCCATCCGCATTCGCCTCGTACCAGCGCCGGCTACCGAGTAGGGGGCGCAGCGTTCGACCGCTAGCGATGCCGACATCACCGCGTCACGACCGGCATCACCCGGTGGGCTATACTCGACAACGGTGATGTCGGTCACGCGACCGGCCGAGTCCAAGGTGACGTCGAACACGACGACGGCGCGTTCGTCATATTTAGCGGGGATGTTCCAGCAAAAGACGGCCTGCCGGCCGAGATCGGACGCTTCGTCGGCGTTGGCTTGAGTGGCAATCAAAGTCACTAGCGCGGCGATGCACTGAGCGGTCCGCATTTCTGTCTCTCATCGATGTTGGCGCAGGTTAGATGCAAATCTCGTTCGAGAGCAACATCGCTGCGTGGACGCGGTCGCTCGACGACTTCAGGCGCCAGCAGCTGCCGTTTGCCACCGCACTGGCGCTGACGGAAACCGCCCGCCACGACGTGGTGCCAGCGATCGAACGGCAGATCGACATCGTCTTCGACCGGCCGACTCCCTTCACCAGGCGAGGCGTCGGCTATCGGCCGGCCTACAAGAACAGGCCGGTCGCCCGCGTGTTCATCAAGGATATCCAGGCCCGCTACCTGGAACTCGAGGAGTATGGCGGGGTGCGTACGCCGCGGAAGCGGGCGCTCGTCATGCCTGCGGGGCAGCGGGTCAACCAGTACGGCAACCTGCCGCGCGGTTCGGTTCAACGACTGCTCGCCCGGAAGGACACGTTCTCGGGTACGGTGAACGGACAGGGCGGCATCTGGCAGCGGACACGCAAGGGCGGGCTGAAGCTCCTCGTCGCCTACGAGGACCGGGCGACATACCGGCCGATCTTCAAGTTCCACGAGACGGCGAAGCGGGCGGCAGAGCTCGCCTTCCCGAAGCGGTTCGGCGCCGCCCTCGCCAGGGCCATCGCCACGGCCCGGTGACCGGGCGGCGGGTCCTTCCAGCCGTCGAGAGCCCCGCGGGTCGTTCGCGCGCGCGGACGAAATAGGTGCGATGGGTTCCAGCGCACTGGCTGATGGCCTTGTTGTTGTTGTTCTTCTCCTGAAACGCTGGCCGGACGCGGCCGCGAAGGACGTTTCCCAGCATTCCGATGGCCGACGAACTCACCCAGTCAGAGATCGACGATCTCGTGGCGCGATACCGGCTGCCCGACGGCGTTCCGGACGCGGTGCTGAACCGCGAGGAACTGGCGGACGCGCTCGGCACCTCGATCAACACCATCTCCGCCTGGATCGCCCAGGGAATGCCGGTCCAGCAGGTCGGCGGCAACGGCAAGGCGTACGAGCTGCGGCTGTCGCACTGCCATGCGTGGCGCCAGGCGCAGAAGGCGAGCGAGGAACTGCGCTCCCGCGAGGCCAAGGAAGCGATCGCGGCGATGCGCATGGCGCTGGTCGGCGGAAGCGCCGGCGATTCGATCGAGGGGCTCGATCCGAAGTCGCGGCGAGAGATCCTGACGGCGCAGATCGAGCACGAGCGGTTCAAGGCGCAGCGCAACCAGCTCCTGCGCCGCGATGACGTGCGCGACCTCCTCGAGGACCTGTTCGCGCTGTGTCGCGACACGATGGAGGCGGCGCCAGATCGCGTCGAGCGCGTCGAGGCGATCCCGCCGAAGGCAGTCCAGGCGCTGATCGAGATCTGCGACGGCATCATCGACGAGTACAGGCGGCGGATCGAGCACTTCTGGGAAGTGCGCGCGGAAAGCAGCGCGCCGGAGAAGCGGGACCTGTTCGATGCGTGAGCCGGATTGGCTTCGCTACCTGCCGGCGATGACGCCGCCGCCCTTTGCCGCGGCCGAGGCGGTGCTGCGCGAGGCGCTGCCGACGCTCCGGCCGCAGCGCCGCATCGACGTTCCCGAGTGGGCGGCTTCGGCGCGGCTGCTGTCGCTGCCGACCTACCAGGGTCCTTGGCGCAACGAATTCGCGCCGTACATGACCGAACCGTCCAGGATGGTGACGTCTCGCCGCTACGGCGCGGTGGTGTTCGTCGGCCCGGCGCGGACGGTCAAGTCCGAAAGCCTGATCCTCAACACGGTCGGGCACGCGATCGACTGCAAGCCGCGCGACACGATGGTGGTCTGCCAGACGCAGGATTCGGCGAAGCAGTTCTCGGAGCGGAAGCTCGGGCCGATGCTGCGGGCCAACCCGAAGCTGGCCGGAAAGCAGATGACCGGCCGCGGCGCCGACAACATCCACGAGAAGAAGTTCCTCGGCGGGATGAACCTGCAGATCCGCTGGCCGGTGATCGGCTACTTCAGCCAGAACGAGTTCTTTACCGTCCTGCTCACAGATCGCGACCGCATGCCGGACGACGTCGACGGAGAGGGCGATCCGTTCATGCTGGCGAGGAAGCGCGTCCAGCACGCCGGCTCGCTCGGCATGGTCGTGTCGGAATCGTCGCCTGGGCGGCCGATCGAGCGTGACGACTGGGAGCCGGCGACGCCGCACGAAGCACCGCCCTGCGCTGGCGTGCTCTCCGAGTACAATCTCGGCACACGCGGCCAGCTCTACTGGGAGTGCCCGTCCTGCCGGACGCCGTTCCGCCCGCGGTTCGAAACGCTGCACTGGGAGAACAAGGCGACAGCCGGCGAATCGGCGCGGACGGTGTTCATGGCGTGCCCGCACGGCTGTGTCATCGGTCCCGACCGCAAGCATGAGCTGAATGCCGGCGGCATCTGGCTGCACGAGACCAGTGACGGCGCCCGCCTGGTGGAAATCGACGACCCCGACATCCGCGACACCGACATCGTCTCCTACTGGTGCGAGGGGCCTATTGCGGCGATGCAGAGCTGGGAGCAGCTCGTCCTTCGCTACCTACAGGGCAAGGCGCAATTCGACGAGCGCGGCGACGAGACGGCGCTGAAGGCGACGATCACGCTCGACCAGGGGCGTCCCCACCTGCCGAGCGTGCGCCAGGTGGGCGAGGGTCTCAGCCTCGATACGCTGAAGGCGCTGGCGGAACGCCGCTCGCTCGGCGTCGCACCGGAGGGAACGCGCTTCGTCACGATCCAGGTCGACGTTCAGCCGAACCGTTTCGTCGTATCGGTCGAGGCCTGGGCCCGCGACCTCGAGCATTGGCTGATCGATCGCTTCGACGTGTCGACGCCGCCGGACGATGCGCCGGGTGCGTCGGTCGACCCCTCGGGCAAGCCGCGGCGCGCGATCGACCCGCCGCGGTACACGGAGGACTGGTCGGCGCTGCGGCCGCTCCTCGATCGGCCGTATCCGGTGGCGGGCACAGGGTATTCGCTGCTGCCTCGGGCGATGATCGTCGATTCCGGCGGCGCTGCCGGCACGACTGCGAACGCCTATCGGTTTCTCCGGGCGATGCGCAAGGCCGGCCTCGGCCATCGCATCTACCTGGCGAAGGGGCAGGGCGGCATCAACCGCCAGCGCGCGATCTACGCGACGCCGGAAAAGGTCCTGGGAACCGTGACCAAGCGGACGAGCGACATTCGCCTCGTCCAGGTCGGCACGGATCCGCTGAAGGACGAGGTGGCGCTGTCGCTGACCCGCAAGGAGCCGGGACCGGGGGCCTACCATCTGCCCGACGCGCTGCCGGACGCCGTGTTCGCCGAATTCTGCGCCGAGGTTCGCACCGAGACCGGCTGGGAGCCGCGGAAGTCGGGGCTGCGCAACGAGGCGCTCGACCTCGCCGTCTACGCGAAGGCACTGGCGATCGTGCTGAAGGCCGAAAAACTCGATTGGGACCGGGCTCCGTCGTGGGCGGCCGGCGTCACAGAGAACAGCTACGCCGTTCGCATCGTGGCACCGGTCGCCGAGACGACGCCGCGCACCGAACCGGCCGTCCCGGCGCGGCCGCGCGGCCGGCGCGTCCGGTCGAGGGGAGTCTGACCATGTCAGGGATCACGCTGGCGCAAGCCGAGGCGCAGCTCGCCGTCTGGCTCGCCGCTTCCGAGAAGATCGCGGCGAAACAGTCGTACGCCATCAACGGCCGGTCGCTGACCTTTGCCGACCTCGGCGACGTACAGAAGCAGATCGACTACTGGCAGAACTGGGTGACGAAGCTCTCCCGCTCGGCCTCGGGCCGCGGCCGCGTCCGCTACATCGTGGGTGAATGACCGATGAAGCTTCGCGTGGCATCGCCGACCCTGCTCGACCGCGTCGTCGGCTATCTCAGTCCCAGCGTCGGGCTGGCGCGCCTGCGCGACCGCACCATGTTGTCGTCGCTGACGACGCCGGGCGGCTACAAGGGCGGCAAGCGTGACCGCCGGGCCACACGCAACTGGATGCCGGGCGGCAATTCTGCGGACGCCGACCTGTTGCCGGAATTCGACGATCTCCGGGCCAGGTCGCGCGATCTCGCCCGCAACCTGCCGATCGCGACCGGCGCCGTCGCCACCATGCGTACGCACGTCGTCGGCGACGGCCTGGTGCTGTCGGCGCAATGCGGCCGCAAGATCCTCGGCCTGAGCAAGGCGCAGGCGGACCGCTTCAACCGGCAGGCCGAGTGGGAGTTCGCGCTGTGGGCGCAGACGGCTGACTTCACCCGCGTCCAGTGCTTCGCCGAGATGCAGGCGCTGATGTTCGGCAGCGCGCTCGAATCCGGCGACGTGTTCGGCATCCGGCGCTATCGGCGCGATCCCGGCGACGTCTACGGAACGAAGATCCAGGTGGTCGAAGGCGACCGGGTGAGCAACCCGAACAGGATCGCGGACACCGACACGCTCGTCGCAGGCATCGAGCACGCCGCCGGCGGCTGGCCGGTGGCCATCCATGTCGCCGACCGGCATCCGGGAGACCTCCGCGCCAAGGCCGTTACCTGGCGGCGCGTGCCGGTTCGGTACAATGACGGGCGCCGGATCGTCTTGCACCTCTTCGACCGGCTGCGGCCTGGCCAGACGCGCGGCATCCCGTGGTTCGCGCCGGTCATCGAGGCTTTCAAATCGCTCGGCGACTACACTGACGCCGAAGTGCGGGCCGCCGTCGTCTCGGCGATGTTCACCGTCTTCGTCAAGAACTCGGCCGATGCGGACAGCAGCCCGCTGCCGACGTCGGACACCTCGTCGGGGAAAGACGAGATCGAACTCGGGTCCGGCGCGGTGATCGACCTGGCGGCCGGCGAGAGCATCGAGACCGCAAACCCCGGTCGCCCGAATCCGCAGTTCGATGCCTTCGTCACCGCCTTCCTGCGCCAGGTCGGCGTCGCGCTGGAACTGCCGTTCGAACTGCTGATCAAGCACTTCACGGCGTCGTACTCGGCGAGCCGGGCGGCGCTCGAGATGGCCTATCACAGCTTCCGCCGCCGCCGGACCTGGCTTTCGCGCAACCTCTGCGCGGTCGCCTACGAGTGGTTCATGGAAGAGGCGATTCTTCTCGGCCGCCTCGACGCGCCGGGCTTCTTCGACGATCCGCTGCGGCGCGCCGCATGGCTGAACGCCGAATGGACCGGCCCGGTGCGCATCTCGCTCGACCCGAAGAAGGACGCCGAGGCCGACGAGATCGATCGGCGCAACGGCTTCAAGACGAGCCAGCAGGTGATGACCGAGCGCACCGGCGGCGACTTCGAGGACAAGACCGAGACGATCGAGCGCGAGAACATCGCCCGGAGGGCCGCCGGCATCGACGATGCGCCGCCGTCCGCAGGCCCGTCGGGCGGGTCCCCCTCGCCGCATGAAGCCGACCCGGAAGACGACAGGGAGGATGCGTGATGTCGTTGCTGCTCCACATTGCCGACCGGGTGCTCAACCGCCCTATGCTCATCACGCCAGAAAAAGCGCAGGTGATCCTCTCCGTGCTTTCCGGCCGGATCGGAGTGACTTCGCCCGAGGCGTCGCGCTTCGAAGGGCGGCCGTATGTCGAGGAAGAGCCGGGGAAATTCCACGGCCGTCCATACAATGTGGCAAACGGCGTCGGTATCATCACGGTCACCGGCTCGCTGGTGAATCGCGGCGCATGGATCGGCGCGAGTTCGGGTCTGACCAGTTACGAGGGTATCCAGCACCAGCTGAAGACGGCGGCGACAGACGCCGCGGTGCGGTCGGTCATTCTCGACCTTTCGTCGCCGGGCGGGGAGGCGATCGGTGCCTTCGAAACGGCCGCGCTGGTGCGCGAGCTATCGGCGACGAAGCGTACCGTGGCGCTGGTGAACGGCATGGCGGCGAGCGCCGCCTACGCCATCGCCTCGGGCGCCCGCGAGATCGTGACGACGGAGACCGGCGTGTCCGGTTCGATCGGTGTCGTCCTCCTGCACGCGGACTTCTCACGCAAGCTGGCGAATGACGGCATCGAGCCGACGCTAATCTTCGCCGGCGCGCACAAGGTCGACGGCAACCCGTTCGAGCCGCTGCCGGAAGCTGTCCGTGCCGACCTCCAGGCCGAGGTCAACGCCTTCTACGACCTCTTTCTGAAGACCGTTGCCGCCGGCCGTGGCGGGCGGCTGACAGCCGAACAGGCGCGGTCGACCGAGGCGCGCGCCCTGATCGGCTCCGCCGCAGTCGCCGCCGGCCTCGCCGACCGCGTCGGCACGTTCGAATCGGTGCTGGCCGAACTCCAGCAATCCGCTCCCCGCGCACCCGTCCCGGGTCGCTCAACCTCCACGAAAGGAAAGACGATGGAGACCACACAGGGCGCGCCCGCCGCCGATGCGGGCATCTCGCAGGCCGACCACAACGCGGCGATCGCGGCCGCCGAGAAGAAGGGCTTCGACACCGCCACGGCGCGCATGTCGACGATCCTTTCGGCCGAAGGCGTCAAGGGCGACGCGGGCCGCATGGCCGCTGCCGTCAGCCTCGCAGTCAAGGCCCCGGCGATGTCCGCCACTGACGTCACCGCCTTCGTCACCGAGAATGTCGCCGTCGCGGCGACCGGTTCGGCGGCAAGCACCACCGCCGTTCTCGAGAAGATGGACAAGGCGGCCGCCGGCGTCGAGTCGCGGCCGTCGACCACCGGCGACGCGGGCAAGGCGCCGCAGGCCAAGGCGACGACGCCGGACGGCTGGAAGGCCGAGTGGGAGGCCGACGCCAAGCTGCAGGCCGACTATCCGACCGCCGAATCCTACATCGCCACCAAGCGCCGCGAGTCGCTGAAGGTCGCCTAGCGACCGTCCGCGTCCCGCCGCCCGTCGGCGGGACTTCATCGCATACCGCCCGGCCGGTCGCCGGAAAACCCTCCCCGAACAAGGACACGACCATGAACAAGACCCTGCTCTTCGCGGCGGGCCTGGCGGTGCTCGCCATCGCAGGTATCGCCATGCTCTCCGGGCACGATACCGGCCAGATCCTTTCCAGCATCGGCCCTGATGGCGGCGTCGGGCTCGCGATGACGACCCTCGCCGCGAACAAGCTTCGCAGCTACCAGATGGGCGACAAGGAAGAATACCCGGTCATCGCCGCCGACATCATCTACCAGGGCGCCGCCGTCGGCGAGGACGGCAACGGCTACGCCAGGCCGCTCCAGGCCGGCGATCCGTTCCTCGGCTTTGCGGAAGCGATCGCCGACAATTCCGGCGGGGCCGCCGGCGCCATCAACGTCAACGTCAAGGCGCGCGGCCGGGTCACGCTGCCCATTTCCGCAATCGCCATCACCGCGAACGACCGCCCGGCTGTCTATGCCTCCGACGACGACACGTTCACGCTGACGGCGTCGACCAACACGCTGATCGGCTTCGTCTCGCGCTGGATCTCGACCGGCTTCGCTGTCGTCGAGTTCGACGCGGCCCTGGCGAAGGAAGCCGCGCTGCGCGTGGCCGGCGACGCCGCCTGATCCCTTCCCCTGAAAGGGGCCGCCGCCGCACCGCGGCGACGGCCTGTACCGCGTACCCGCCGCCGGCTCGCCCGGTCCATTCACAATCTGCTTTGAAAGGGGAAGACAATGCTTCCGCAGCAGTTCCAGAAGATCACGACCAATGGCGTGCGCGGCATGATCCTCGCCCGCCTCGAAACCGGCTCCGCGGCCTGGGTGACGCAGCTGTGCATGCGCATGACCTCGACGCAGGCCGTCGAGACCTATGGCTGGCTCGGCAGTTCGCCTGCGCTGCGCGAGTTCATCGGCGGCCGCACGCCCGCCGAACTCGCCGAGAAGAGCTGGACGGTCACCAACAAGGACTACGAAGGCTCGATCACCATCAAGTCGAAGGACATGCGCCGCGACAAGCTCGGCATGATCCAGGTGCGCGTCAACCAGCTCGCCGACCGCGCCATGGACCATCCGGCGAAGCTGCTCTCGACCCTGATCATCGCCGGCGAGTCGGCCGTGTGCTACGACGGCCAGTACTTTTTCGACACCGACCACGCGGAAGGCGACAGCGGCACGCAGGACAACGACATCGTCTTCGACATCTCGGATGCCGGCACCGGCGGCACGGCGACGAAGCCGAGCGCTGCGACCGTCGCTGAGGCAATCCTGGCTGCCATCCAGCAGATGTACACGTTCAAGGACGACCGCGGCGAGCCGATGAACCAGGGAGCGTCGAGCTTCATGGTCATGGTGCCCGTGTCGTTCATGTCCGCCGGACTCAAGGCGATCTACGCGGAGCTGACCGGCGGCGGCGACACCAACGTGCTGAAGGCGCTGGCCGGAAAGTTCTCGATTGAGATCGTGCCGAATCCGCGCCTGACCTGGACGACGAAGCTCGCCGTCCTCCGCACCGACGAGGCCGCGAAGCCCTTCATCCTCCAGGAAGAGGACATTCCGGACGTCGTCGCGCTCGGCGAGGGCAGCGAATACGAGCAGCTCAACAGGGAACAGCTGTTCGGCGTCGATTGGACCGGCAACGTCGGCTACGGCTACTGGCAGCACGCCGTCCTCGTCACCCTTCAGGCCTGATCCCGCAGGATCCGGACAGATCGGTCGCTCCCGGCTTCGGCCGGGGGTGGCCTGCCCGGGCCGCGCGGCGCGCGGCCTCGGCAGTCCACCCGAACCGAGGATCACCACCATGCACAAGTACATCACGACCGGCGTCGCCAGCTTCGGCGCTGACATGCTGCTCGGCCTCAGCAAGGAACAGGCTGCGGCGCGCTCGTTCGCGCTCATCGAAGAGAAGGGCGGCTACCGCCCGACGCAGGTCATCCAGTTCAAGGCGGGCGAGGCGATCTCGATCGACCGCGCCTTCGAGACGCTGCCGGGGACGCTGCGCAGCGTGCTGGAGCCGGTCGCCCCCAAGGCGGCCAAGGCGACCAAGGCGGCCGGGAAGCCGGCCGGAGGCGACGTCGCGGAGAAAGACGGCCGCGGCCCCGCCGCCTGATCGACCCAGACCAACCCGACAACGCCCGGAGCATCCCATGACCGACCTTTCCGTCACCGCCGGCAACGTGATCGCCGGATCGAACTCGCAGCAGGAGCGCGGCTTCGCCGGAGCGGCGATCGCCGCGGGTCAGGCTGTCTACAAGGATGCCGCGACCGGGCGTTTCCTGCTCGCCGACAGCAACTCGGCGACTGCCGCGGCGCGTACGCCCTACGGCATCGCGCTCAACAGCGCCGGCGACGGGCAGCCGCTCGTCGTGCACAAATCGGGCGACCTGACGGCCGGTGCGACGCTGGTAGCCGGCACGACCTACTACCTCTCCGACACGCCCGGCGGCATCTGCCCGCTCGCCGACGTCGGCAGCGGCGAATATGCCTGCATCATCGGCATCGCCAAGTCGACCTCGGTTCTGGCCGTCGCCATCCAGCCTTCCGGCGTCCCGCTCTGATGCCTTTCGAGACCGAAGAGGACCGGGCGCTGTTCGTCGACGCCGACGAATTCGGCTGCGCGGTGAGCTGGACGCGGGGCGCGACGACGACGGCCTTCTCGGCGGTCTTCGACGAGGAGTACATCGCCATCGCCTCGCCGCTGCTCGACAGCGTCGCCGAAGGGGCCGGCCCGCGGATCCTCTGCCGGTCATCCGACCTTCCGGCCGGTGCCCGGAAGGGCGACACGATCGTCGTCGTCCATCCGGTGACCGGCCAGGCGACCTCCTTCAAGGCCGTCGAGATGATGCCGGACGGCACAGGAATGACGTCCGTCCGGCTCCAGGAGGTGTGACGTGGCGCATGTGCGCAAGCGAATCCGCGACTGGCTGAAGGCGGCGCTGGCCGGCTCGGCCGAGGCCGGCGACCGGGTCGAGGTGCGACGGGCGCTGCCCTCGGAAAAGAACCTCCAGCCGACGCTGCTGATCGCCGTGCAAAACGAACAGTCGCAGGACGACGCCCAGGGCGGGTCGCAGCGGCGCGAGATCGCCGTGCGCGTCACCGCCGTCGCCAAGGGCGACGCGGAAGAGACGGAAGACACGCTCGATGCGCTGGCGGTCTTCGTCGAGCGGGTGTTCGCGGCAGATCCGACGCTCGGCGGGATTGCCGCGACCTACGAGTACCAGGCGACCGAATTCGCGTTCAACGGCGAGGCGGAGCGCACGCTCTGCACCGCCGCGCTGACCTTCTTGGTCCTGGTCTTCACCGACCGGATCGATCCCGAACTCTAGCTCCAGGAGACGACCAATGGCCAAGCACCACGGCAAGAACGGCAAGATGAAGATCGGCAGCAGCGTCGTCGCCGAGACGACGAACTGGTCGATCGTGGAGACGGTGCCCGTCGCCGATACGACCGCGCAGGGCGATGCGGCGCAGGAACATCTCACCGGCATTCCCGGTTGGACGGCGACGGTGGAGGCTCACTACGACCCGGCCGATGCCACGGGGCAGGAGGTGCTTCTGATCGGCGCCTCGGTCTCCGTCGGCTTCTATTCCGACGGCGACGCGGCGGGGAAGGTCTACTACAGCGGCACGGCCTCCATCACCGAGCGGCGCATCGGCGCCAGCCACACCGATCGCGTCACCTTCCAGGCGAACCTGCAGGGCAACGGCGCGCTCGCCCGACAGACGGTGTCGGCATGAGCGCGGTTCTCGACCGCGCCAAGGCGCACTACCAGGGCCTCGAGCGCAAGCGCATCCTCGTCCCCGAATGGGGCGAAGGCGGCAAGCCACTCGTCATCACCACGACGGCACTCACCATCGCCGAGCGGCGCAAGATCTATCGCGCCGACGCCAACGGACGCGAACCCGATTCGGCGACGATCGTCATGCGGGCCGTGCTGCTGAAGGCGTGGGACGACAAAGGCGTGCGTCTGTTCGATGATATGGATGAGCACGCTCTCCTCCACGAGATCGATTCCATGGTCGTCGCCCGCATCGCGAAGGAAATCCTCGGAGATGCGGCCGAGCCGGCAGACGAGACGCTGGACCGGGCAAAAAACGGCTGAAGGCGGACGCCGAGCTGATGTCGCTGCACCGGCTCGGCCTCCGCCTCGGCAAGACAATCGGCGAACTCGGCGACATGACGTTCAGCGAATATGTCGACTGGATCGCCTTCTTCGACCTGACCGCACCCGAGTAGGACAATGCGCGACCTCGCCTTCGACATCAGAGCCCGTGACACCACGCAGGCGGCCTTCGATTCCGCGGGCCGCAATGCGCGCGAATTCGGGCGCGAGCTCGACCGGAACGGCAAGGCCGCCTTCGACGCTGCCGCCGGCGCCGCCGACCGCTTCGCGGCCGCGACCGACCGGGCGGCCGCGGCAGGCCGGCGGCTGGCCAGCGCGAACGACAATTGGCGTCGCCGCAACCTGATGATGCAGGGTTTCGACACGGCGCAGATGCTGGCGCTCGGGCAGAACCCGATGACGACGCTCCTGCAGCAAGGACCGCAGATCGCGCAGATGTACGCCGGCCAGGGCGGGGTGAAGGCCGCGCTCTCCGACACGCTCGGCATGGCACGGAACCTCGTAGGCGGCATGGGCTCGGTCGGGGCGGCATTCACCGCCGCGGCGGCGGTCGGTTCCATCGCGATTGCCGGAATGCAGGCCGAGATCAACGCCACCAGCGACGTCGCCGTATCGTTCGCCGACGTGGCAAAGGCCTCGTTCCAGGTCGTTGCCGACGGCATCTGGTCGACGATCAAGCCGGCCGTCGACGCGATCGCGCCCTGGTTCGCCAGCGCCTGGGATATGGTCGTTTCCGGGTTCAAGACCGTCAACAACGCCCTGATAGCGGGTTGGGTGGTCGCTGCCGACGCGATCAAGTCGGGCGCTATGGCGATCCCCGACGCCTTCATTGCCGCCGGCGAGGCCGCGGCCAATGGCTTCCTCAGGGCGATCAACCAGATGGCGCGGTCGACGATCGTCACCATCAACACGACGATCTCGTCGATCCGCGGCTCTCTGCGCGGCACCGCATTCGAAGGCATCGGCAACGCCATCCCGATGCTGGAGAACAAGGTGCCGCTGATGCAGGTCGACATCGGCGGCGCCGCGGCGGGGGAACGGCTCGCGGCGAGCTGGGGTGGTTTCCGCGACAGGGCGAAGGAGGCCTTCGCCACAGACTATCTCGGCGAATACTACGAGGCCGTGAAGCAGGCGGCGATCGAAAACGCCAGGCTCGGCGACGCGGCGGAAAAGGCCGGCGGGGCGATGAAGAAGGCGGCCAACGACAATGTCGACCCGTGGAAGGGCCTTCGGGACACGGTGAAGGGCACCGCCGACGAAACCCAGAGCTTCATGCGCAGCCTCGTCCAGGGCTTCACCCAGGACATCCGCAACGCCCTTCAGGACGGCAAGATCACGATGGAGGAGTGGGGAAAAATCGCCAGCAACGTGCTCGACAAGATTGCCGACAAACTGCTGAACGACGTCCTCGACGCCATCTTCCAGGTCAACAAGTCGGGCGGCTCGCTCTTTTCCGGCATGGGCGGGGGAGGCGGCGGCGGCCTGCTCGGCGGACTGTTCGGGCTGATCGGAAACCTATTCGGCTTCGCCAGCGGCGGCTCGATCCTGCCGGGCGGCAGCGGCACCACCGACGGCCAGGTCGTTGCCTTCCGCAAGAGTCCGTCGGAACGCGTCGACGTGTATCAGCCCGGACAGGGCGGGGGCGGGGCGGTGTATGCACCGGTCTACAACATCGACGCGCGCGGGGCGGACCAAGCGGCGATCGCGCGGCTGGAGCGCGGGCTCGCCGAGCGCGACCGCAAGTTCGGCAAGATGGTCGACGCGCGGATCGGCGCCGGGCAGACGCGCAAGGTGCGCGCCTGATGGCACGGCTCCTGTCGCCGCCGGCCGGGCTGTTGAAGACGACGGCGATCGAGCCGCTTTCGGGGCCTCGCGCGGTCGGGGCGGCTGGGACGCAGGCGCTCGACGGTTTCGTCCAGACGACGGCGGGCGCCTTCGGGCTGTGGCGGTTCCGTTTCTCCTTCCCGCCGATGAAGGGCATCAAATTCAGGCGATTCCGCGGTTGGCTGACGGCGCTTCATGGCGGGGCGAACGCGACGCGCTGGGCATTCTTCGACCCCGACATGATGACCTACCAGGAGGCCGGCGTCGACGCGACGGACTTCGAGATCGCCACCGGAACGCAGTGGTCGAACGGGGAGCCGTGGTCCAACGGCGAAAACTGGCGTCTGAGCCCGCCGGTCGTGTCGGTGGCGGCGGCAGCGGCCATCGGGGCGACCGAAATCACGCTCGCCGACGAATGGTGGGGCCATGAACTCGGGCTCGGGGATCGCGTCGGGTTCTTCCCCTTCGTCTTCGGCATGCACGAGGTGACCGAGGTCATCGCCGACGGCGTCTACCGGGTATGGCCGCCGCTGCGCGCGGCGATCACGACCGCAGCCAAGGCGACGCTTAAGCCGACGCTGGCGCTGCGCCTCGAGGGCGAGGAGGCGGCTACCGGGAGCCGCGATGTCACGGCCGCCGTCGGGCTGACGGCGACGCTGGTCGAGGTGCTCGACTACGACGTTCGCGACTGGTTCACGGACTGAGCGATGGCGCTGATTTCCGAAGCCGATCGCGAATGGCTGTCGGCGCCGCATGTGGCACGGCAGTGGTTCGGCTGGTTCGATCTGCCGTCCGGGGCGGCCTGGCTGCACAACGGCGTCGGACGGGTCACGATCGGCGGCCAGGAATACCGCGGCATCTCCGACCCCGTCGGCGGGCAGCTCGTCTCGGTGTCGTCGGTCGAGGATCCGCGTTTCGGCGTCGCGGCCAAGGTCGACATCGTCATCGGCGGCGTCAATTCGGCCTTCTTCCAGTCGGTCAAGGCCGACGCGCGGGCGCTGGAGGGGCGGCAGGCGATCCTGCGCTTCGCGCTGTTCGACCCGGAGACCGGCAACAACCAGTTGTTCAAGTCCCTGCTGCCCGGGCGGATGAGCAGCCCGTCGCTGCACCGGAAGGGCATCGGCGAGCGCTACATCGGTCTCACCATCGAGAGCTTCTGGCAGGCGCAGAACTACCCGTTTGGCGGCCGCTGGAGCCCAGCCGACCAGAGGCGGCGCCACCCCGGCGACAAGGGGCTCGACTTCCTCGGCGTCAAGGTGGCCGAGCAATGGGAATAATGGCCGATCTCACCGCCTTCCTGGAGCGCCTGGAGGGCGCGCCGACGGTGTGGGGCGCGACCGACTGCTCGGCGACGCCCTGGCTGTGGCTGCGCCAACGCGGCATCGCGGCGCGGCTGCCGGCCTATGCCAGCCGCGAGGAGGCGCGGGCGATCGTCGCCCGCCACGGCGACCTAGTGGCGACGTGGGACGCATGCCTAGACGGCACCGGCGTCGGCGAGCGCTTCGGCGATCCGCAGCTCGGCGACATCGCGGTGATCGACACGCGGCTCCACGGGCAGATCGGCGGCATCCTCGCCACGGGCGGCATCCTCGCCATCCGCAAGGACGACGGGCATTTCGCCTGGTTCGGACCGGTGCGGCGCTTTGAGAAGGTCTGGGCGATCGCATGAAGCGGTTCACCGCACTCCTTGCCGCCGGGGCTTCGCTGCTGGCGATGACGGCCCATGCTGCGGCCGACCCGGTGTCGATCGGCTTCTTCCTGTTCGCCGGGCCGCTCGGCGCGGTGTTTTCCTTCGGCACGCTGGTGACTGCGGCGCAGATCGGGCTCGCCGCGCTGGCGATCGGCGCGTCGGTGGCGAGCAACCTGGTCGGCCGGCGCGACCAGACGATCGACCCCGGGCAGTACAAGAACACGTTCGAGAGCGCCGAGACGTCGGAGATCAACGCCGGCGGCCTCGTCATGCTCGGCGGGGTCAAGGCCTTCGGCAACACGGCCGGCACCGACCGCTACCGGCTGATCCTGCACTGCAAGGGCCGGCTCGACGGGATCGTCGAATACCGCATCGGCGGGCGGACGGTCATCACCGAGGACAATGGCGACGTCACCTCGCCGCCCTACGCCAAGCCGTCCGGCTCGTGGATCAACATCCAGTCGAAGCCCGGCGACGGCACCGAGACGGCGTGGACGCCGCTCATGGCGGCCTTCCCGTCGCTGTGGACGGCCGACCACAAGGTGCGCGGCATCTTCCAGAGCCTGGTCAAGTACGTCTCGCCGGGCATCTACACGGAAGACTTCGGCAAGCTCTACCAGGGCGGCGAGCCGGACCTCGCCGTGGTCGCCAGGATCGGGCACTGCTACGACCCCCGCGACGAGACGCAGGACCGCGACACGCCGTCGACGCACAAATGGACGGCAAACGGCATCCTGTGGGCGGCACGGGTGATGTCGACCTACCCGGAACTGACCATGGCGTCGTTCGATTGGGACGACATCGCGCTCGAGGCCGACAAGGCCGATGCGACCGTCGACACGCTGACGGGAACGGAGCCGCGCTCGCGCTTCTCCGGGGTTTGGCTGTCCGAGGCCAAGCGCGGCGACACGATGATCGACATCCTCGATTCGGTCGGGGCCGACGTCTCGCTCTCCGACGCAGGGCTGATCCGCATCCGCCTGGTCGACGACGAGCCGGCGGAAGAGGTGACGTTCGGCATGCGCGACATCCTCGAGTGGTCGTGGAAGTCCGGCCCCGAGGCGGTGGAGCGGCCTAACGTCTGCCGCGTGCGCTACTACTCGCCGGAGCGCAACTACGAGATGGGCGAGATCGATCTCTCCGGCATCGCCTGGGCGCGGATCGACGACGAGGTGACGCGTTACGGCGAGAAGCCGCTCGACATCGAGCTGCCCTTCTGCCCCTCGGCGAGCCAGGCGCAGCGCATCGCGCGGCGGAAGTTCCTCATGGCGCGCGCCGATCGCGCCGCGGCACAGACGAACTGGTCGGGCATCGCCGCATGGGGACTGTTCCATGCCCTGTTCGACCTCACAGACGACCTCGGCGAGACGCTGCTGTCGCGCATCGAGCCGCCGCGGATCGACGACGCGGCCGGACAGGTCGAAATTCCGTTCATCGTGTGGCCGCAGGAACTGATCGCCGAGCCATGGGACCCCGAGACGATGGAGGCGCCGGCGCCGGAGCAGGTGCCGGAGATCGTCTACGACAGCGGCATCGACGCCCCGGAGGTGACGACCGCCTACCTCGTCCAGTATCCGGACACGTCGAAGGAGATCCGCTTCCCCTACACGCTGCCTCCGGGCGCGGAACTCGTGGAGGCCATCCACCGGCTCTACTCGGGCAGCGTGCCCGGCACATGGGCCAACATGACCGAGGTCGACGCGCTCGGCGTCACCCTGGCCTGGATCGCCGGCGGCACGGCGGGCCAGCAGGCCGACTTCCGCGTTCACGTCTTCGACGCCGAGGACAACCCGTCGCCCTGGTCGGACACGGTCCATGTGACGCTGGCCTACGACAACACGCCGCCGGCCGAGCCTGACGTTACGACCGCAGGCAACTTCAACAACATGGAATTCTCCATCACGGTCGACGAGATGCACGTCGCCTGGGTGAAGCTCGAGCACGATTATTGGGACCAGACGCCAGGGGTCTACTGGGGCTGGTCGACGGTGGCGACGGCGAACATCCGCCCCGGCGAAGCGGTCGTGTTCAACGACGACACATGGGCTGAGGGTTTCGGCTTCGACGACCGCATATACTGGCGCATCACGCCATACACCTCCGACGGAACGCCGGGCACGGCGTGGACGGTGACCGTGACACCGCTGCCGAGTTCTTGAGCTACCTGGCCCGCCCGCCGCGATCCATTTCGTCACAGACCTGCCTTCCAAACCGGAGACTGCCATGACCATCTTTTCCAAGACGGCGGTGGATATCTTTGCGCCTACCGACAGCGGCGGCAGTGCGAGGAACGTCGTCAACGGCGATGTGCAGGTTTGGGGCACGGAGATCGAGTATCTCGCCACCCTCGCGTTCACATCGAGCCTCGTCTACTCAACCCGTGCCGCGCTATACGCCAACCTAGTGCCCGCCGCCAACGTCCCGGCGCTGGTCATAGGAGATCCGACCGCCGGCTATGACGGCCTTTACATGAAGGTCGGGGCGACGACGACCGGCTCCTGGACGCGCTTGGGCGACGTGCCTGGTCGGCAGTACATCAAGGCGACCGACGCAGGCGCCGGCACGGCGAACGCCATCGTCGCGACTACGGATATTCCGCTTCCGTCCGCAGATCGCGCCGCGATCATTTCGCTCAACATCTATGAGGCGAACACGGCAACGCCAGTAACGGTCGCATTCAACGGCGGCTCGGTGCTGACGATCAAGACGGCCGGCGGGTCGGATGTTTCGGTCGGCGCGCTTCAGGCTGGAGCAGTCGTCGCCGGCCAAGTTTCTGGATCGACATTCCGGCTTTTTTCGGAGGGTCTCTCGCTGCCACCAGCCGATGCTTACAAGGTTCTGGCTTGGAACGCATCTGGCACCGCGCTTGAAAACCGCGCCATCGACGGCACTGGGGCAATGATTGCCGCCGTATACGACGCGGAAGGCAAGGCCGAGCAGGTGATTACCATTGGGGACGTCGGCACGGTCGTCCTGCCGATCGATGCCGTTATTTCGGGAGACTCGGAGCTTGGATTCGTGCCTCCGGCAATGCCAACCGTGATCCGTCCGCTGTGGGCAAAGCTCGGCGATACCTTTTCGGCGCTCGATGCGGGGCTGACAAACAATAGCGTCGACACGACTGACGCTGCGCAAGATTTGCTGACATACTCCGCGGCAAACAGTTGCGATGTCTATTTCCCGGCGGGCCGCTATCTAATCACCGACAAGATCACGGCGAGCATGAGCGGAGACAAAGCGTTTGCGTGGAGGGGGAACGGAAACGGAGTGACCATTATCGACCTTAATACAGGTGGAGATGGCATTGAGATATTCACTCCAGGCAATTGGTGGCTCGACAGCGCAGGCGGGCGCAGCGGGCTTGAAATTTCGAACATGACACTGACCACGACCAACACGCATGTGGGGAAGGGAATAAGCATTGAGGGCAGCTGCGAGCAGGGCAGGCCACACGCCCCATTGAGGTTCAACGATCTGGAGTTGCGAGCGCGGTCATCAATATCCGGCCAGGGCTTTGCCGACTGGATTTCGCTGCACAACGTTTCCAACGCGAAACTGAAGCACCCGGTCATTCGGATGGCGTCGGGTGCCACCGGCACGCGCGGCATCGTCTGGTATGGCGATGCGCAGGGCAATAGCCCGACCGATCTCCGGATCGACAACCCTGATATTACATACGGCGATATCGCTATTGAGGCGGGCAATTATTGCGAGGGCATGTATATCACGCATCCGGAAATCGTTGGAGCAGTCACTGGCATCAAGTACAAGCCGATAATTGGCGAGAGCGGGCTGCACATCTTAGGCGGCCATATTTCCACGAGCTTGTACGGACTCGACCTAGACAATTTATTTGACTGGATTTGCAGCGGAGCTCTGTTCTATCGATCAGGCACCACCGCGAACTACAACGGGATCATCACCCGCAACGGCGGCAGGTGGGCCGCTACTGGCAATGTATTCAAGGGGACGACCGGAAGCAGCGATGAAACCGGGCTACAGGTCAATTCATCGGTAAACAACGAGAAGTATGGTGGCCTCATAGACGGTAACACATTTCACAGCTTTGCCGGGCGCGCGATCTGGCTTGCGGCGAATGCGAACTACGTCAGCGTAGGTTCCGCAAACGCATACCGCGAGTGCACCGTCCGGATACTGAATCAGGCTACGAATGCGAACAACCACATCCAGCCGAAAATATGGGGAGGTACTGCAAATTATACACTGACCGGAGGGGCTGCGACAGAGAATATAGACGTTCCGATCCCATCAGGGGTTGCTCTCGCTGGTGCTGGCTGGATATGCGGCAACGGCACCGATCTCATCGGCACGTATGATGTAACAAACTCGACGAGCACGACGGCACGCTTTGTTCTCAGGCGCGTCGGCGGTGGTAACATCACAGCCGGATCGACGCGATTGAACTGGGGCGTCATGCAGTCACTCCTAGCCAATACGGCCTGAGGACAACGTGGCTGGCCCTACGTAGCGGACTTATCGAAGGTAGTACCTGAACACTAGCACCAAAGGCGCGTGAACCGCGGCTGCACCCCATAGCAAAACGGCCGGGGTGAACGCGAAAAGTGGGTTGATTGGCATCCGCGCGAGACCAGCCAGCGCTATGACGGCCGGCAGCAGAACAGGTATAAAGTACCGTCCTTGGACGCCAACGACGATTCCTGCTCCCACCGGGGTCCATGAGAGATACAATGCTCCGAACGTGAGAGTGGCGGAGACGATCGCCGATAGAGCAAACGCCAGCCCATGGGGCAGTGCCTTTGTTTCCAGTGCGCTGGCTCCCGCTGTGACCGCAAACGACAAACCAGCGAGCCAGTAGAACCAAAGCGCCATCGGCGCATCGAGCCACCCAAATCGGCCGACCATGCTTTGGTAGTAGAATGTCAAGTTTGCCGTTAGCGTCCCCCACGCCACGGTAAACACGGAAAATGGGGATGACAGCAGAAAGTCTAACTGGTCGGTAGCTGACACATTGCCCAACCTGGCACTGCGCGCCGCCTGCGCTTCGGTAAGGACAAATTCGAGTGTCCAAACCGCGAATGCGGCGAGTACGCCGATGGTGAGTACGGCGGCGAGGGCCTTTGAATGCCGCCATGACAGTGCTGCCAATGGAAGTAGAAGCGCAACCATAGGCGCCTTTGTCAGCGCCACCATCAAGATCATGGCGGCGACGACAGTCAGGACTAGCGCACGAGGCGCGCAAAGACTTTCTCTCGCCAACAGCGCGCAAATAATCGCCGTGACACCAAATACATGCGCGTCCGCTGAGAACGAGCCAGCTTGCGATAGCGTCATCGGCAGAAGCAAAACGAATGCGAAGGCCCCCTTGCTCACCGGCAAAACACAGAGGGCGATTGTTGCCATGCCGACGAACGCTAGTGCATTCGCAGCGCGACCCCCATAAAAGGCTACGAGCCTCGACGCACCCATCGCATCGGCAACGGCGAGGCCTAGAGCGGGCACCGCATAAGCGGTCGGTGGGTAAATTGCGGCACCTGAAAAGTCATTTTGAATACTGGCGCCTTCTCTAATAATATTGGCGCCCTGAAAAGCCTGTGCTGATACTTTTTCTTCGTAGCGGAAGGGGAGATTTGCGAACGTCTTGAAGAGAGCAAGATCGCCAGCGCGAACCGCGCCACCCGCGCCGCCGCCGGGCAACTGCACAGGCAGCGCCTGCCCCTCTGTCAGCATTCGCGCGTACAGGTAGTGATCTAGCTCATCCGGTATCTGAAATGGCGGCGTGAGCAATGCAAACATGAGAGTCATTGGCAGAGCAAGTAGCGCGTAGAGGGTGGCGATAGTGTCCATCCCAAACAAACTGAACCGCTGACAGATATTTCGGCTACGCATTGCCTTTGCCCCGGCCAAGTCTCTTCCTATTTCGCACCCTCTCCTGAAAATCGCAACCGAAAGGAGCCGCCCAGAGGGGTGCTAGACCGGTGAAATGCGGCCAAGGTCTTGTGCAGCGAGCAGATCAACGCACAGCTTGTGAAGATCGAGGCGCGCCGTTTGCAACGTGCGGCGAAATGAACTGGCAACCGGGTGCTCCCGGGGAGCCGAATGGCTATGTGGGCAAGTCCGGCGTGAAGATCATCGATCCAGCGGCCACAAACCAGCGCGCGGACATGTGGGCGCTGGCAGTACCTTAGCCGAAGCGGAATCAACCAGAAGGACGGAAACCATGTTCGACGACGCAACTATTGCGGCGGCGCATACTCATGCCGCGCGCCTGAAGATCGAGCCGGCCGCCCTGCTCGCCGTCGCCGAGGTCGAGGCCGCCGGCCATGTCTATGCGGTCGTCAACGGCCGGCAGGAGCCTTTGATCCGCTGGGAGGGGCACTACTTCGACAATCGCCTGAAAGGCATCGCGCGCGACCAGGCGCGGGCAAAGGGACTGGCCAGTCCGAAGGCCGGCAAGGTGAAGAACCCGAAGGACCAGGCCGGCCGCTGGAAGATCCTGCGGGCGGCGATGGCGATCGACCGGCAGGCTGCGCTGGAATCGATCTCCGGCGGCGTCGGGCAGGTGATGCTCGCCCACTGGAAGACGCTCAAATACGCCAGCGTCGACGCCATGTTCGACAGGATGCGCGAGGACGCCGCCGGGCAGGTGGAGACCATGGTCCGCTACATCGTCGAGTTCGGCCTGGTCGACGAACTTCAGCGCCGCGACTTCACCGCCTTTGCTCGCGGCTACAACGGCGCCGGGTTCCGAAAGAACGCCTACCATACCAAGATGGCCGCGGCCTATGCGCGGATCTCCGGCAATCCGCCCACCTCGGCGGCTACCGGCATGCTGCGCATGGGCAGCCGCGGCGCCCGCGTCCGCGAGCTTCAGGCGCTGCTCACCCGCGCCGGGCACCCGGTGAAGGTCGACGGCGATTTCGGCACGGCGACGAAGGACGCGGTGAAGGCCTTCCAGAAGAAGCAGCGGATCAAGGCCGACGGCGTCGTCGGCCCGGAGACGGTCCGCCGCCTCGAGGAATGGAAGGTGGCGCCCGAGGAGACGCCGGGCGCGCAGACTGTCACCGAGGTCGACGAGGTCAAGCAGGTGCTGCCGGCCGGCGGCGTGCTGGTGATGGTCACGCAGTTTCGCGACCAGATCGGCGAGGGCGCGGCCTACCTCGTCGGGATCGACGCGAGCTGGGCGCAGACGCTCGGCAATGGGCTGCTCGCCGCCGGCGGGCTGCTCGGCGCCGGGCTGACCGCCTGGGCGCTCTACGGATGGTGGCGGTCGAAACAGACCGAGGAAGGGGACGTGGTCGCATGACCGCCATCGCCGCCCTGGTCTGGCAGCGGGTCTCGGCCTTCTTGATGGCCGCGATCGCCACACCTCTCGGCGCCGGCGCGGTGGTGGCCGGCGTCTTTCTGCTTTGGAACGGCTGGATCGACAACCCGCGAGTCGCCCGCGAGGCGACGGCCAGCTGCGTCGCCCGGGTAGAGACGGCCGCGCTTCAAGCTCAACTCGCCGAGGAGCGTCGTCGCCGGGCCGCCGCGACCGCCGCGCTCGAGCTCTATCGCCGCCAGGCCGACGCCGACGCCGCCGCGGCCGAGGCGCGCGCGGCAGACCTGCAGAAGGAGATCGCCGACTATGAAAAGAAGCTCGCGGATGCTGGGCGTGGCTGTCGCCTTGACGATGCTGATCTGCGCTGGCTGCACGACAACGGAAGAGCGTCTTCAGGCCGCCGGTGAAGCGGCCGGCCGCGCCGCGGCAGGCGACGCGCTGCCCGACCTTCCACCCGAGTGCCATCGAGATGTGCCGCACGCGCCGCTCGCCGCCGGTATGGAGGCACGGTCGGCCATCGCGCTGGAGCGGCGGCAGACGAGCGAGGCGAACGCCAGCAAGCGACGCTGCGCCGCGTTCTACCAGAACCTGAAGGACGAGCGCGAGAAGGTGTGATGCGCGACGTCGACTGGCCAACGATCCTGCTCGTCGGGGTCGCCTTTCTGGCGGCCGGCCTGGCGGTCGTCTTCACCGGACCAATGGGAGAAAGGGCAATGCAGACTATGACGGATCGGGAGGCTCGCCCATGACACTCGCCGCCCTCCGCGAGACATTCCCGGCGCGGGCGTCCGAATGGGCGCTCGCCGTGATCCTCTTCATGTGGTCGGCGGTGCTGGCCGCCAATCCCGACCTCTTCGTCGAGGGACAATCGTACCGGGCGCTGGCGCAGATCATGGGGCAGGAGGGCTGGGCCTTCGCCTGCCTGTTCATCGGCGGCGGCCGGCTGATCATCCTCGCGATCAATGGCGCCTGGCGTCGCTCGCCGCATATGCGGGCGCTGGGCGCCTTCCTCTCCGGGCTGTTCTGGTTCCTGGTCTCGGCCGGGCTCCTCCAGTCCGGCGCCTACAACACCGGGCTTGCGGTCTACCCGGTGCTCTTCCTGCTCGATGCCTTCAACGCCATCCGTGCCATGAACGAAGCGGGACGGTCCGACAAGATCCACGGCAGCAGGGTGGCGCGCAATGGAACTCACCCCTGAACTGCTCGGCGCCGGCGTGGTCGGACTGCTCGTCATCTTCAGCGCCGTCGGCAGCTACATCAACGGTCGCCGCAACGCCCACAAGCTCGACCCGGTAACAGCCGGCGTTGCCGGCGGGTTCGTCGACCACGACCTGATGCGGCAGCTCGTCGACCAGGTGAAGCGCTGTGCCGACGCGCTGGAGAGGCTGGCCGACAAGAAGCAGGACGAAATGCGCGAGACGCTCGAGGAGATCGCCGACGAATTGAAGCGACCTCGCCGGCGAAGCTGATCCCAGCAACCCTCTCCAGTCGCCCCGCTGGCCGAAAGGCTGGCGGGGCCTTTTTTTGTCTTGGCGAATGTGCGACAAGGGCCTTGGGCGCGGCGCTGAGAGGCGAAACGCTGGCGGCGGCACATATGGGCTCAGGTCAAGGCGCGCTATCCCTGCGCATCATCGTCGCTGGTAGTCCCGCGTCCTACAGTTCCTCGGCCCGTCGCTTCAAGCGGAGTGGCGGGCCTTTCGTTTCAGGATTGGCGCCGGGCTGTCCGAATCGCCGCCTCGGTTGCGGTGACCTCGCGCAGCGCCAGGCGGTGGTTCTTCGCCAGATCCTCGATCGCCGCCGCGACCTCTTCTGCGCCCCAGCCTGCTGCGACGATGTTGACGACGAGCTCCTGAAACCCAACCTCGGCCGCCATCTGGCCTGGCAATCAAGGTCCCGGTCTGAATACGCGTCGGCCGTGCCGGAGGGGTCACGCGGCGATCGCCTCCGGCTTCGCCACGACGGTCAGAAGGTGGTCGGGAAGGGGCCGCTGCAACGCCTTCGCCTCGTCCCAGGGCGCGGTGAGCCAGGTCTCGATCTCGGCGCTCGTCGTCAGGATCGCCGGCATGGCCTTCGGGTGGATCGGCGCGACGACCGCATTCGGCTCCGTCGTCAGGAAGCCGTAGAGGTCGAGCGTCTCAAGCCCGTCGCGCACCTTGCGCACGCTCTCCCATTGCGGCACCCAGATGCCGGCAAAGGCCATCAGCGGCCGGCTCTCGTCGCGCGCGAACCATGCGTTGGGCGTGCGCCCGCCGTCTACCTTGCTGGCCGGATCCGGCTCGGCGAAGCTGGTCACGGGGACGATGCATCGGTTTTCGACGCCGAGCCAGCGTTTCCAGTGTCGGGAATTGGTGTTGCGCACGTTGGTCGTGCCGCCGTCGGGTTCGATTTTCAGGAGCCGCCTGAATTCCTCGTCGCCGACCACCTTGCCTTTGGCGCGCAGCTTCTCGACGCGCTTCTCCGTCGCCTGGAACAGTGCCTGCGACGATGACGGTAGGCCCCATCGGATGCGCACCAGCTCGCGGACGCCATCGAGACCGTTGCGCACGACGGGGCCGAATCGGTCGGGATAGACGTCGATCGACGGCTCGAGGTTGCCGGCGAGGTCGCGCATCGCCCTCGACCACTCGATGATCGCCTGGTGGGTGGTGGTGACGTTGTAGAGATTGCACATGGTGGGGGAAGATGGCGCGCGCGAACCGCGCTGGCAACCGGCGTCGTACTGTCCTATGTCGGGCGGCATGACGAGTCTCCAGACCATTGGCGACCTGATCGATAGCCGGCACGGGCTCTACATCTACTGCGAGGCGAGCCGCGCCGGGCTGCGCTGCGGCCACTACGTCGAGGCCGATCTCCAAGCGATCTCCGGGCGGCTCGGCCGCGATCACTCCTGGCTGGCGGTCGACCTGGTGCCCAGGCTGCGTTGCTCGAAATGCGGGTCGAAGGACGTGAGCATCCGCCTGTCGCCGCCGACCCTGCGTGACATGAAGAGCGGCGAGCTGCGCTAGAGCCAGCCGAACAGCTGCGCGAGGCCGTAGACGATCGGTGCGAGCGCGAGAAGCGCGCCGACAAGCCAGGCGAGGCGGTTGGCCATTCAGAGTTTCCCGTTTTGTCCACACCATAGCGGAGAGCCCGAAAAGTCCGAAGTCGCTGACAGACTGGCGTTTCCGCTCGGCCTGTCACGCCGGCACGGGTGACTGAGGGTGCGGGTCCGGGACAGCATTGCGCACCGCCGCGACAAGCCCAATGTGGCGCGATTGGTGGCGCAATAGGGGGCGCAAAAAGCACAACACGTTTCTGAAGCAGTACGACGACGCGCTAGAAACGTTAACGAAAACAGGCACTTGATTGTCGGCGGCCAGCCGGCAAACTGGTGCGGATGAAGAGCAACAGGTGCGGTAACCGCACATTGACTTGCCTGCATTTTTTCGGCTACGAAGCCTGCCGTGTGGCCCGATAGGGGGCGCAATAGGGGGCGCAAGGTGCGCACCGGTTTCGGAGCGCAGATGGGCCGCAATCGAGAGCAAGACGACGCCGACCGCTACCTGATCCAGCGGGCCGGAAACTTCCACTACAAGAGGCGGGTGCCGATCGCCGTCGCCCATCTCGACGATCGCGCGCCGCATGTGCGGATATCGCTGAAGACGAAGGACCGCAAGGTCGCCCGGCGCAAGCGCGACATGCTGGAACAGGCCGACGATTCGCTGTGGTCGTCCCTCGCGGCGAGCGGCGACGGCGACCCGGTGCGCCGGCGCTACGACGCGGCCGTGCGCCGCGTCGAGGCAATGGGCTTCAGCTTCCGCGACGCCGCCAGCTTCGAGGATCCTGCCGCCTTCTCCGCCCTCGTGGAGCGGCTGCGTCTCGTCATCGACCGGCGTCTGCCCGATTCCGCCGCCGATCCGCTCACCGGCGCGGTCGCCATTCCGAAGACGACCGTGACGGCCGCCTTCGAAATATACTGCGACGAGATCGTGGCCGACGAGCTGGTCGGCAAGAGCCAGCTGCAGCGCGATCAGTGGAAGAAGGTCAAGCGCCGCGCCGTCGGCAATTTCGTGGCGCTGGTCGGCGACAAGGCGATGGACGAGATCGGCATCGACGACGCCAAGAAGGTCTATCGCTACTGGCTCGGACGCATCGCGCCCAAGGACGGGCAACCGACGGCGTCTTTCTCCTCCGGCAACCGCGACCTCGGCAACATGCGGGTGCTCTACGACGCCTATTTCCGGCACATGGGGGAGACCAACCGGGCGAACCCGTTCGCCGGGCTCAACTTCTCGACCCGGCGCAAGAAGAAGCGGCCGCCATTCCCGACCGAATGGATCCGCGACGTGCTGCTGAAGCCCGGCCGGCTGGCGACGCTGAACGACGAGGCGCGCGGCGTGCTGCTGATCATGGTCGAGACGGGCGCGCGGCCGAGCGAGATCTGCAACATGGACGGCGCGACGATCGTGCTCGATCACGACGTACCGCATCTGAACATCGAGCCGCGCGAGGATCCCGACGACCCGCGCGAAATCAAGACGGAGTCGTCGCGCCGGCGGGTGCCTCTGGTGGGCGTGGCGCTCGCGGCTGCCCGGCGCCATGCCGGCGGCTTTCCGCGCTATCGAAACCGCGAGAACGATCTCTCGGCGACCTTGAACAAGTACTTCAAGGAGAACGGCCTGTTCCCGACGCCGGCGCACAAGATCTACTCGCTGCGTCACTCCTTCGAGGACAGGACCAAAGTGGCGGGGCTGGGGGACGACCTGCGTCGCATCCTGATGGGCCACGCGATCGACCGGCCGGACTATGGCACCGGCGGCTCGCTCGCCTGGCGGCAGGCCGAGCTCATGAAGATCGCGCTTCCGTTCGACCCGTCGATCGTGTGACGCGGGCGTGCGCTGCGGCGAGGATGGCTTCGGCCTCCTGCGCCTTCTTCAGCTCGCGCTCGAGGGCGCGCCAGATCGGCAGCATCAGCTGCTGCCGGCCCTTGTTGCGCACCATCCATCCGGCGACGTAGTCGAGGAACGTCTCGATTTCCGCCGCGTCGGGCGGCCGGTACGGCTTCACCTTCGCGGCAGGCTTCATGCTCACGCGACAGCCGTCGGCTTGCCGTCGACCAGGCGGTAGAACGTGTCCGGCTCGATGCCGTCGCGGCCGGCGATGCCGGCCCAGACGGCGAGGATTTCGCCGGTGGCGGCGCGCTCGACGAGGAAGAGCGCACAGCCGGCCTTGCCGCGCACCTTGCCCTCGGGGCCGGATGCGGTGGCAGCGCCCCGGTAACCTGATGCGGTGGCAGCGCCCCGATTGCCGGATGCTGTGGCAGCGCTCCCATCGCCAGATGCGGTGGCAGCGCCCCAGCTCCCCGATGCGGTGGCAGCGCCCCATCTACCCGATGCGGTGGCAGCGCCCCAGGTCCCAGATGCGGTGGCAGCGCCCCCATCGCCAGATGCGGTGGCAGCGCCACAGCTCCCCGATGCGGTGGCAGCGCCCCCATCGCCAGATGCGGTGGCAGCGCCCTGGTAACCTGATGCGGTGGCAGCGCCCCGGTTGCCGGACGCTGTGGCAGCGCCCCAGTCACCGGATGCGGTGGCAGCGCCCCAGGTCCCCGATGCGGTGGCAGCGCCCCGGTAACCTGATGCGGTGGCAGCGCCCCCATCGCCAGATGCGGTGGCAGCGCCCTGGTAACCTGATGCGGTGGCAGCGCCCCAGTCACCGGATGCGGTGGCAGCGCCCTGGTAACCTGATGCGGTGGCAGCGCCGTTGACCTTGCCTGTCTTCACCGCCTCGCGCTCGCCGTCGGCATATGTGCCGTCGATCCATTTGACGCGATCCATGACGTAGCGGATCGCCGCGGCGACCAGCTCGGGAAGGTGAAGCTCGGCCTTGATGGTGATCTCGGCCGCGGCGATCTTGCTGTCGCCGCCCCTCTCGCGCGCGGTCTCCCCAGCCATCTCGACCACGGCAAAGCGGCTCGTCGCCGGCGGGTAGTAGCCGAAAACGTCGAACGGGTGCTCGCAGGCGTGGAATCCGCTCTCGCAAGCCACCACCGGGCCGTCGTGGCGATAGGTGCCGCCGACGGCGTAGGCAAAGCCGCGGCAGGTCAGGTTCGCATGGAAACCCTTGTAGGCAACGATCGGGGCCGGGGGCGTCCCGGCATCGGCGGTCGCGGCAGGCGCAGTCTTCGGCTTGCGGGGCATGGTGATGTCCTCTTCATGAATTCGGATGTTTGTCCGCAGCGGAACCCACGGCAGCAAGGACGTCGAAGCGGTTGTCCGTCCGCCAGCGGAGCGTCAGCGTGAATGGCGCGTCGCGCGAGAATGAGATCCTGTCGTGCAGGTGCAGCGTCTTCGTCGCCACGATGCGGGTATCGAGCGGACGACTGAAATAAAGGGCATTGACGCCCCCGTTGCGCCTCAACCATTCGGCCAGCGCGGTTGACCTGATCTGCCTTCGGCCGGCCTCGCGCAGTGCGCATGCGTAGCGGATGGCATTGGTGCGATCGGTCTCGGTGAAGACGAAGCGGCAGACGAGAACGTAGATGTCGCTGGCCTTTTCGACGTAGCGCCTGTTGCCTGGTCGCGGTTGCTCAGCAAACAACCGTTCCAGTTCGGCGCGATCGTCTGGATCGCGCCCGCATCGCTCGCAAAGCTCCATGCACGGCGCCAATACGTCATAGAGTGCAAGTGACGCCTGTTTCTGGCTCGGGTTGACATGGCGATCGACCACGGCCGCCGCGTTGCGGCGTGCCTGCAATGCGAGATCGACGATAGAAATCATCTGTGCTTTTCCGGCCTAGAACGGGATTTCGTCGTCGAGTTCGCGGCCACGCCGCGCGGCGTTGGTGCGGTCCTCGACTTGGCGGCGATAGGGGTCGTCGTCACGACTGCGGGCCGTGCCGTAGCTTTCTGGACCGTCGGCTTCGGGCGGACGGTTAGATGGCAGCTTGTCCAGCATCTGCAGTTCGCCACGGAAGCGGTTCAGAACTGTCTCCGTCGTCCAGCGGTCGATGCCATCCTGGCCGGTCCACTTGCGCGTCTGCTGCTGGCCCTCGACGTAGACCTTCGATCCCTTTTTCAGGTACCTCTCGGCGATCTCGGCGAGCTGAGGATTGAAGATCACGACGGTGTGCCACTCGGTGCGCTCCTTTCGTTCGCCGCTCTCCCTGTCCTTCCAGCTTTCGGACGTGGCCATGCGGAAACTGGCGATCTGGTCTCCCGAAGCGCTGCGCCTGATCTCCGGATCGGCGCCGAGATTGCCGACGAGAATGACCTTGTTGATCGATCCGGCCATCATGAATTCCTGTCTGTGGGGGAGGGCGCCGCAGCGAGGCAGTGCGGGCATGGCATGGTTTCGCCGGGGCAGCCTGGGCGGGTGGTGCCACCCGGGCAGTCGCAGTGCGGCCAGCGGGCGCAGGAAAAGACGATGCCCGCGCCGCGACAAGCCGGACAGGACGCCGGCATGGCACGCGCCGGGGAGGCTTCGGAAGCGGCAAGGCGCTCAGTCATCATCGTCGTCCACGCCACCGTGTACGGTCGACCAGGCGATGAGCACGCAACCGACCACCACAATCAGGGCGACCATGGCAGCGATGCTGTCGAAGGTAGATCCCGCGATCCCGGCCACCGGATCGATGCTCGTCCAGCTCACCATGGTCACCACCTCAACTGCATGATGACGAAGGCACGGTCGTCCAGCTGGGGAATGAGGCGAAGCGCGGTGGCGTCGCTCTCGGACGGAGCCAGCGTCAGTCGCCCGCCTCCGGCGACGGCGACAGCCTCCTTCAGCAGTCGGGCATTAAGGGCGAACGGCTCGCCAGTACCCTGGACGATGGCCGGGACACGAATGTCCGCGTCGCCGGTATCGCCCCTGATCTCGATGAGGATCGCGTCGGCCTCGGCCGTGAAGCGGACCGGACGATTCGCCATGGACCGGCCCTTGGCGTCCGTACGCGGAACCACGGCCAGGCTCGCCAGCGCCTGGTCGAGATGCGGCGCTTCGATGCCGACCCGGAACGGTCCGGGGGCAACGAGCAACCGGGCGTAGTCGGGATAGGTGCCGTCAACGAGTTTCGAGGCCAGGCGGATCATCGCGCCTTCGACGACGATGCGGGCGTCGGTCCCGGCGATGGAAAGTTCGCTCTCATCGCCGGAAAAGACCTTGAGGATTTCGCCGATCGCCCCAACGGGGATGATGACGCCGGGCACGCCGGACGAACGTCCGGGCATCTTCTCGGCGCCGTCCGGAAGGCTGCGGCTCGCGACGTGCATACGATGACCGTCGGTCGCCGCGGCATGAATTTCGCCGTCGCGGACATTCAGGAACACGCCGCACAAATAGGGGCGCGTGGTCTCGGCCGGGATCGCCTTCACCGCCGTCGCCAGCATGGTGCAGAACTCATGGCCGCGCATGGCGAAGGACCATGTCGGCGGGCGCATGTCGAACACCGGGAAGGCGTCCGCCGGCAGGATCGAAATCGTCATGCGGGCACGGCCGTGACGCGCGGTCACGCTGTGCATGCCGTCCGAAAACTCCAGCCGGCCTTCCGCCTCGCCGGTGCCGGCGCGAACGGCGAAGAAATCGAGCACCGCAGACGGGATGGCGACGCGGACCGATCCTTCCGTGCGACATTCGACGATGGCGCGGATCTCCAGGTCGAGGTTCGACATGGTCATCGCCATGGAGCCGTCGGCGATATCCACCAGGGCGCAATCGAGCAGCTCGCTCCTCGAGGCTGTGTCCCGCGCATTGCGGATGGCCTTGGCGGCCTCGACGAAGGCGGCGACGGAAAAGGTGACATTCATCGCGAGCCGATCCTCTCGTTCTCTTGCGGAAACAGCCGCGCGATCGTGGCGCGGTGGCGCGCCTCGATCGTCTCGGCGTCGGGAGCGGTACCGGCGTGGGGCAGGCGCCGAGCGGAAAGCAGGCGCCGCCGCGACGCGAGGTCCGGCAGGTCGGCGAAATGCTCGCGCAAGAGCGCGTAGGCTTCGGCCGTCTCGCCGGCGGCAATCAGATCGGCGAGACGGCCGACGTCGTCGACTAAGCCTTCCGGAACGTCGCAGTCGTCGCCGGTGAACGTTGTCTCGCAGGTCGGGCAGACGTGGCGCGACATGGTCAGATCCTCGCCGCGTCGGGGCAGAAGCGGCCAAGACGATCGCGCCATTCCTCCGCAGCCGTCGCCACCGGCCACGCCTTCAATGATCCGCGGATCCGGATCGGGCGGGCGTCGTCGACCTCCGCGCCCCAGCTGCGGCGCGACGGCGCGAGCAACTGGCGCTGCTCCGTGGCAAGAAGGCGAAGGTCGTATTCGGCGACGAGCGCGCGATAGGTGCGCGCCGGAGGCGCCAGCCCTGCGGCCTTCCAGATCGCCCGGTCGAGCCGTTCCTTGGCCGTGGCGATCAGCACCGGGACCAGCCGGCCGGCATTGTCGCCTGCGAGTTCGGCGGCGAGAACGGAAAGCCATCGCGCGACGGGTGTCGTCATGTCGCCGAAGATGAATTCGTGGGCGTCGTGCAATAGCACGTAGGCGGCCAGGTTGGCGTCGCCGAGTTCGGCGAATGCGGCGTCGGCGCCGGTGACGCAATGCTGCGCCACCGAGTAGGGATTGCCGAGCATGTGGCCGCCGAAGCGACAGATGCGCGCGAGCGATTCGGCGACGTCGCCGAAAAGGTCGATGTCGCTCGCGTCGAAGCCGGTCAGCGGGAAGACGCGGCCGTGCGCGGTCTGCTTCCAGATCGCCGGTTCGGGCAGGGGCGCGACGATCGTGTCAGCCATGGTTGCGCTCCGTCTTCTGGCTGGCGGCGAGGCCGTAGACGATGCGGTTGCGTTCGCGCTCAAGGAGCGGAAAGAGCCGCAGGAAGCGGTCGAGAAGGGCGAGGCAGCGCTCGCCCTGGCTGGTCCACGGATCGAGCTTCCACGCGGCGCGCGCCCGGCAGTATTTCTCCCAGGCGCCGGATCGTTCCGGCGTCGGATCGGTGCCGGCGGTCAACGGCATCACATGCACGGCCGCCGCGATCGACTTCTGAAGGAAATCGGGAACCCGGTCTCCGGGAGGCGACACCTGACGGACAATCGCCGCTCCTGCGATGGCGCGCGCCGCGGTCTCGTGCTCGACGAGCTCGGCCGAGGTGAAGCCGGCGGCGACGAGATCGCTCCAAGTGACCCCGCCAAAGGCACCGATCGCCTCGCGCATCTTTTCGGCCATTTCGACCGCGCGCGGGTGCGGATCGTCCTCGTGGACGTCGACGGACAGAAGCGGCGACGAACGGGTCGCAGAGCGGACGTCAGCGTACATCGCAGACCTCCCGCTGTTCCACCGCGGCGCCAGCGAGTTCGGCGTCGGACATCTCTTCACGCCAGCCGGCGGGGGCGACGTGATCGTAGCCGTAGCCTTCGAGTTCGGCGACCAGTTCCTGGCGCGCGGTCAACGGTTCGCAGGGGGTGCCCATCAGATCGCTCCCAGGGCGAGAGCGACGCAGAAGACGAAAAACGCCACAGCGACCAGCGATGCGGCGGCGCGACCGGTGGAGCAGGGCTCACGGTAGCCCCGCGATCGGGCAAGGCGATCGCCTTCGAATGTTCCGAGATGATGCACGGGAGACCTCCATCAGTGCGATGGAGGCAATAATTGCCAAATGGGCAAAATCAAGTCAAGCGAGAATTTGCCAAATAGACAAACTCAAGCGACGGAAGACATTTTCGGCAAGAGCCGTCGCCGACCATCCTCGCTAAGCTTCCGCCACTGGCCGGAACGTATCACTGCCTGGATGGCACCAACCCAGTCGAGCTTTACGCCCCGTATCGGGGCTGCGTTGTGGCTCTCCAGATCGAAGGTCGTGCGCGTAGCGCCGCGAAGTACGCGTTTCAAATACCGCCGGCCGTCGGCAGTCTTCACGGCAGCCTCCCATCCGATGACTTCGTCGACATGGCTCTGGGTTCGCCAGCAAATGATGATGTCGCCGGGGTCATAGCGCGGCCACATCGATTCGCCCTGGACTTCAAAAGCTATGCTGTCTTCGGGGACCGGAAAGGGGGCTTCAATTTCGAAAAGGCCATCTTCCGGCCAGTCTTCTCCCTCGACGAGGATTTCGGCCCCTGCCCCTATGCGCCCCATCACACGGACGACATTCGTTTGCGGTGCAGGATTGTCGTCGATCAGAAGCTCGCGCGGCGCAACCTTCAGCCCATCCGCAATGAGGTTCAGGTTCTTGACGGAAAGGTTGCGCTCGCCGCTCTCCAGCCTGGAAAGGTAGCCCGTCGACAGCCCGGTCACTTCTGAGAGTGTTTCTAGTGTGACGTCGCGTTCGTCGCGTAGCTTGCGGATGTTATTAGGGTATCGCTTGTCCATCATGGCAGTTTGCCCCATTGGCAAATGGTGACCAGCGCCAAATAGGCAGAATCCGCGTTGACAATAATTTGCCTATTTGGCAATGTTGCCGACATGGATGCTCTAACGCGCTATCTTGATGATCGCAGCGAAAGCCTATCGGCGTTCGCGCTGCGGATTGGCCGATCCCCGAGTACGCTGACACGAGCGCTCTCCGGTGATCGCGATCCGAGTGTCGGATTGGCGCGCGACGTCGAGCGCGGGACCGATGGCGCGATCTCGGCGAGCCAGTTCCTCGCGATTTGCATCGAACGCGATAGTTGGTCTCAGCCGCAGCGGCCCGCTGCCCTTCACCCGAACGACGTTGACCGCGTCGGCACTTCCGGCCCGGACGCCGCATCCGGCGGCGCCGGGCCGGCCCTTTCGCAGGAGGCGGCGGAATGAAGCAAAGCCCGTCATGCGGTCCTCCGTGATCTGATCCGACCGCACCACACTGAAGCAAAGCCTACCGTCCCGCATGGAAACAATTCGGCGAATTGTTTCCTTGACATGAACCGTTTTTCTCAACCGACGGACGAAAATGAAACTGCCGCGATCGACCAGCGACGACGAACGCAACGACCTGAAGTCCGCCACCCGCCAGGCGTTGGCGATCGCGCGGCCGACCCGCTTCGCCGCGGTCACCCGCGTCGATGCGCCGAGCCTGTCGAAATACGGCGACCCGTTCACCGCAAACGCGTTCATGCCGGTCGACGTCGTCGCCGATCTGGAGCGCGACATCGGCGCGCCGCTGATCACCGAAGTCCTCGCCGCGTTGCAGGGGTACCGGCTGGTGCCGATCGGCGACGGCGAGGATGGCGGAAGGATCGGCATCGACGACCTGGCGTCGCTGTCCAAGGAAGGCGGCGACGTCGTGCAGACCCTCGCCACGGCAATGGCGGACGGCAAGATCGACAGCCACGAGCGCCGCGCCATCGCGGCCGAGATCGCCGAGAACATCACGGTGTTGCGCCGCATCGGCCGCAAGGTCGCGGCGGAGTAGGCGCGCCATGACGATCCCGCAGGAGACGGTGAAGACGGCCCGCGAGCGCGGCATCGCCGAGGTGGCGATCGCGCTCGGCGCCTCGCGCCGGATCCTGGAGGGCCGCGAGCGCGGCGTGCCGTGTCCGGGGTGCGGCGGCGACGACCGCTTCGCCATCGATCCCGGAAAGAACGTCTTCCTGTGCCGAAAAAGCGGGGCAGCCGGCGATCCCATCGCGCTCGTGCGCCACGTGCACGGCGTCTCCTTTGCCGAAGCGGTCTCCATGCTTTCCGGCGACACGTCGATGCCGGAGCGTCGCGCACCGCAGCGGCGCGGCGACGACCGCTATCGCCAGCGCGCCCGCGAGCGCGC